TCTCTGCGATGGCCTTTTCAAGCTTGACGATGTAATGTGGGTCGTCGTATTGTTTTATCATTTTATTTATCTTTCTTAACTGAATTAATATATTTTCTATAAACTGCTGCAGCGGACTTCTTTCCGGCTGCTTTGGCTCTTTGCTCCATTGCAACGGCTGCTTGAATCTTATGAGCGTGTGAACGGCCTGACCTTTTAATTTTATTAACACTTGCTTCTGCATCCTTTACGGTTGCAAATTTTAGTCCGTGAATTGTACCTTTTGGATCTTCATCTGTGTAAAGATCGCTGTGTTTTTTAGACTTGGCGGGTTGTCCTTTTTTGCGAGGTATTCTCGGATTTTTCTTTTCATCTATTCTTATTGTAATACCGGAGGGTTGCCCACCATTTAGCGACATCATACGATCATAGGCGCTTGTTCTTACGTCTGACAGTCTTCCCAAATACCCATTTCTTCTCAAGACTTTAAATGCAAGGTTTTCTGGAGAAAA